TGATGATGGATGTGGTAAGTTGATGTATGATAGTTGGGGTGGAGAAGCCGCTTTAACTTGGTCAGAAAGAAAATTGAAACAATTAGAGAATATGAAAATGGTATTCTCGGTTGTAGATGAAGACAAAAAAATCATCGTTGGAGCCGCTATGGTGCCAAATAAGATGATACATAGATATGATAGTTTGGGAAATCTATATTATGTATTTTTCTCAAAGGAGTCAATCAAGAAGATGGCTGATAAGTTCTTAAAAGAAAAAAGAACTGATGAGACATCAATAGAACATAATGGTTTGAAGTTAGGAAGTGATAAAGTTTATATAACTGAATCATGGGTTTCTGAGGACGAAGTATATGATAAATCAAGTAAATACGGATTCTCATTACCTGCTGGAACATGGTTTGTTTCAATGAAGGTAAATTGTGATAAAGTATGGAAATTGATAAAAGAAAAAGCCCTTACAGGCTATTCTGTGGAGGGTCTATTCGCAGAAAAATCAGTTTTCTCAAAAGAAGACAAACAAATAAACCAAATAAAACAATTACTTAAATCAATAAAAGATTATGACAAGTAAAGAAGCAATCAAAAGAATTATGAATATTCTATCTTTTTCAACTGAAAAATTCTATGAGTCAAAAACCGAGCAAGGTGTGGCTATGAAAATGGAAGATGAATTAGAGGTAGGAAAAGTTCTTTATGTTGTAACTGACGAAGGTATGATTCCTGCTCCAAGTGGTTCTCACAAAATGGAAGATGGCACTGAAATCGAAGTTGATGAAATGGGTTCTGTTTCTAAAATCAAAATGGGTGATTACACCTATGAAACTGAAGATGAAAAATCTGAGGAGAAAAAAGAAAAAGAAGACATGATCGATGAAGAAATGGCTGAATCCAAAGAAATGGAAATCCAAATGGAAGATGGAGACATCAAACTAAAAGACGGAGGAGTTCTTAGATTAGCAAGCGATTCTATGGAGTCTGGCGTATTAGTTAAAAAAGTCGGTTATGATGGCACTTTATCAGCAATCTCTGATGGAACTTATGAAACAAGTGGAGGTAAGATGTTGAATATTGTTGGAGGTCAAATTCAAGGCGTTCAATCAAAAGCAGCATCAGAAGCCAGAGGTGGTAAGTTCGTGGAGGCAAAAACTGCTGAGGGAGCAATCGTTGATTCCCCAACTTATGATGTTGGAGAACCAATCGAATTAGTAAAAGAAGATGGTGAAAAGGTAAAAGCACCAGATGGAGAACACCAAGTGATGTTGAAGGATTCCGAAGGAAAAGAAGTCAAAATCAGAGTTATGGTGAAGGACGGAATGATTGTAGAGAGAGAAAATGTAGAAGAGAAGGCTGATGATTTTTCAGCACTTGCTGAAGCATTCGCATCTACAATTAAGCGTTTGGAAGCAAAACTTGATGAGATGGCTAAAAAGAATGAGGTTCTTGAAGCAAAGTTTAGAAAATTCTCCAACGAACCTGCTGGTTCAAGAGTATTAAAAAATCAACCAATAAACAACGATTCTGTTTCCTCCACTTATAGTAAGGTAGAAGGATTTAGAAGGTTACGAGAGAGTATGTCTCGATAATTAAATAAAAATAAAATAAAAAATAAGATGAAAAAAAATCTTTCAAAATTGAATTTCAGTTATGATTTGGGTGGTCTTACAAGTTATGTAGATCAGTTAAACTCTGACATCATTTCAGAAGCGGTATTGTCCCCTGTAACAATGGATTATGTGAATGTCCAAGTTGGTATCAAAGGAACAATGAATGTCAATTTGCTTTCTGAAACTCTTTCTGTTCAAACAGGAACAACTTGCGGATGGAACAACGCAGGAACAGTAGAATTTACAACTGCTCCAATCACAGTTCAAGCATTAAAAGTAAATCAATCACTTTGTCTTCAGGAATTGAACACTCTTTGGTTAGGTCAGTATTTGAACGCTGGTTCATATAACGAGCAGGCTCCATTTGAGCAGGCTATCATCGACTTGCAAACGCGCCAAATCAAGCGTTTCAACGAAGATCTATTGTGGAATGCTACATCAGGATCTTCAACATTCTCTGGTTTCAAACAACTTTTCGCTAACACTGCTGGTGTTGTTACATTGACAGGTCAAACTGCTTTATGTTCTGTAACAGGTTCTTCTGCTGTTGAAAAAGCAAATGCTGTATTGGCTCAGGTTGATAACCTAATCAATTCTATGGATAGAAACATCTATTCAAGAGAAGACATTGTTATCTTTATGAGTGAGCAACAGTTCAAGTGTTACTTGACTGCTGTTAGAAATGTAAATAATTTCTACATTGACTCATCTGTAAATAAATTAGGTTCTGTTCATACAATATTACACCCACAAACTAATTACAGAGTGGTAGGGGTACCAGGTTTGAATGGTTCTAACCTTATCGTGTTAGGTCCTCAGCAGTATTTCCTTGTTGGAACTGACTTGACTTCTGACGAAGATTCATTCAGAGCATGGTGGTCTCAGGACTTCCAAGAGGTAAGAATGATGGTCGCTTGGAAATTGGGTACTGCTATCGCATTCCCTCAGTTCTTCGTAACTAACGGATTGGCTTAATAACCAACAAATTATGTGGAGGGGATAAATACCCCTCCACTTTTATACAAATAAACAGAAAAATATAACTATACATATAATGGCTTGTAATTTAACAGCAGGTATCCAACTTGGATGTAGAGATAACACAGGTGGTTTAGCAACTTTGTGGATCACAGATTATACAAATGTGACTTCTCTTACTCAAACCACAGGTGATACCATCACTGCAATATCAGGAACAGGAACATTTTATGAATTCCAACTTATTAGAACTTCATCACAACTAACTGAAACAGTGAATGCTTCGTTAGAAAATGGTACAGTTTTCTATCAAGGAGAAATCGTAACTTATTTCAACAAACTTGGTCAAGACAAGAGAAACATCTTGAAGACCCTTGCTCAATCACAGAGATTAGCAATTGTGGCGGAAGATAATAATGGTCAATATTTCTATTTGGGTCAAACCTATGGTTGTTTCATCAGTGCTGGTACATCAGTAACTGGTAAAGCATTGGGTGATGCGAATGGATACAATATGACATTCCAATATCTCGAACCAAATCCAATGAATCAACTGTCTGGTTCCTTAGCATCTATTGCTACTGGTATCACAGTTCAAGGATAATAAAGGAATATTCAACATGGGGAGCAAACACTCCCCATGTTATATTTAATTGATATGCTGATAATCAAAACCAAACAGAGAAATTCACTTGTTGTAACGGTATCACAAAACTCAACGATTCCAAATCCTGAGTGGTTATTCTCTTTTACACACATTTTTTCTAAACAACAAGTTAGATTTATTCCGACTGATATATCTGTTTCAAGAAGCAGATATGATGAGTTTGAATTTATTGAAGGAACTGGTGTTGGTGAGATTGCCTTCCCGTTCGAAGGTCAGTACAACTATGGAATTTATCAACAACCTGCTGGATCGGGGAACTTAAATCCATCATTATCAGATGGTGCCGTTGAATATGGAACAGCGGTTGTACTTGTATCATCAGCAGACACAACAAATGATTATTATATTGAGTTTATTTCTGACAATGAATTTAACTCAAATTATATATTCGCGCCAAATGAGTTGAATCCTCCAACACCAACTGGAACACAAATTTTAACACCAACTCCAACTCCAACAAATACCGCTACTCAAACTCCAACACCAACTCCAACATCAACTCAAACTCCAACACCAACTCCAACATCAACTCAAACTCCAACACCAACTCAAACAGGGACTCCAACACAGACACCAACAAATACTGCTAGCAATACTCCAACTCCAACTGGAACACCAACTCAAACTCCAACAAATACTGCTAGTCAAACTCCAACTCAAACAGGAACTCCAACACAGACACCAACAAATACCGCTAGTCAAACTCCAACTCCAACTGGAACTCCAACTCAAACTCCAACAAATACTGCTAGTCAAACTCCAACTCCAACAAAAACTCAAACTCCAACTCCAACCATAACTCCTACCAATACGGAAACTCCTACTCAGACACCAACTAATACTTCAACTCCAACGAATACTCCGACCATTACTCCAACCAGTAATCCTTTTTGCGGGGAGCAAGTAATAATAAGTGAAGGAACATCAAATATGACGGCATTTGACGGAACTTATGATAGAGTTTATGTTTGGACTGGTGGAACTATGAATTACGCTTATCGTCAGCAAACATCATCAACTTTTATTACAGGAACAGCACCAAACTCATTAGACTATGTTGTGTATAAAGAACAATCATCAAATAGATTTATCACACGATTTTTCAATTCAACTACCGATAGAGGATGGTTTTTTTATACTGGCACAACCTCCACTTTTGGTAGTCCAAACACTGGATTAGTAGTATATGGATTCACAGACACTACCTCAAACGGAACTGAAAGATATATTAGAAGTGGATTAAATCAAAGTAATGTATTTATTGGTTCTAATTTTTACGCTTCGTATCCGAGTGTTTGTCCTACTACGACACCAACTCAGACACCTACACAAACACCAACAAATACTCCAACAAATACTGAGACACCAACTCAGACCCCAACTAATACCACTACACAAACTCCAACAAATACTGCTACACAAACAGGGACTCCAACTCCGACTCCAACTCAACCATTAGGTTCTGCTGAAGCGATTGATTACTTGAATAGGGTTGTAACATCAGGGGGAACTGTGAATTCAACTGCATCGGGAGCAACCATAACAATGTTTAATTCATTATTCTCTAATAACTTATGGGATAAGATAACCGCATTCTATCCTGTATTGGGTGGTGTCGCAGCATCTCATTCAATAAACGCAAAATCTTCTGGTGGAACTTATGATCTTGTATTCAATGGTGGATGGACACATACCGTAAATGGTATGCAGGGTAATGGAACTAATGGATATGCTGATACATCAATTGCGCCTAGCACAGTATTCGGTACTGGTACTACTCACTTATCTATTTATGTCAATCTTCAAGGAACTGGTGATAGAATTTATGATATTGGATCTAATGATGATGAGGGGTCATTGACTAAGATGTTTAACCTTACCGCTAAACGATCATCTGGTACTGGTAATAATACTTTGTTTGACTCTGGTGATTTTCCAGGTGGTAGAGTATCTACAACATCAGAAGCATCAGCATCAGGTATGACTGTTGGTTCTGTTAGAAGTGCAACAGATAGAACTCTTTATAGAAACGGAAGTAATATAGCAACAGAAACTGCGAATGCACCTATATTGTATTTCACACGAACTCTATATATTGGAGCACAACATACTGCTTTTGGAGCTAGTTATTTCTCCGACAATCAATATGCTTTCGCAACAATAGGTTCTGGTCTGACAAATACAGAAATTGTCAATCTATCAAATATAATAAACACATATCAAACTTCATTAGGAAGAAACACATATTAAAATGTTAGTAGGATTATTATCTTTAATTGAAAAAGAAGCGGTGGAAGGTAAATTATACACCATAGATAGTTATTTCAACCCCATACAAGATGCTAACGCTAATTGGATTATATCAACTCAAGAAATGGAGTTCTGCACCAATGTAGATTATATTTGGGTAAAGGACTTACCATTGATTGAATGGACAGGATATTATAGTCCATCAGGAACAACTATAAATCAATAATGATGGAACATAGAAAATAATATATTTATAGATATGGAAGAAAAAAAAATAGATAGTGATTTATTCAGAGTGTTTCAAGGACAACAAGCACGAGTACCAATCATTGAAGAACAGCCAGGATACAACAATAGAACGCCATGGGTGTTTTATGGTATCGCAAACCAAGCACCCCAAGAACTAATCCGTCTCTATAACAGTTCTCCGACCCACAGAGCGTCTATCATGTCCAAGTGGTATGGAGTTAGGGGAGAAGAAATGTCGTTGAAGGACGGGGAGAATTCTCGTCTTATGATGGTCAATTCATTGGGAGATTCCTTATATGATATTTGGAATAAATGCACTTTGGATTTTATTCTTTATGGAGCATTTGCTATCAATATAGTTTATAAAAGAGATCGGGATTTAGGTTTTGAAATGTATGCTATGGATGCCTCAAAATTGAGAGCAGGTAGAAGTGATATCAACGACCATGTAAATGAATACTATTATTCTTCTGATTGGGCTAATGTTAAAAAATTCCCACCGAGAAAATTACCATCAATGAATTTCAATGATGATGACCCATCTCAGGTATTCTATTATACAACACACTCACCAGGTAATGAATATTATGCAACACCTACTTATTGGGGAGGTGCTACAAGTATTGCTACAGAGGTAGAAA